GCGAGAATTTTTGCTGGACTGAAGGCTGGCGGTGGAGCAGATTACAGTAGCGGTAATGTTGTTCAGAACGCTTTTCAAAATACAGATGCCTTGGGACTGAGTAACAGCATTAGCGGAGGGGGCGCTTTTTTGGGTGCCAGCGCCGGTTCGTTTAGCAATCCAAGTTTTAGTATTGGCAGCTTTGCCGAAGGCGGCTTCGTCACCGGCCCCACTCGCGCACTAATCGGCGAGGGCGGTGAGTCCGAATACGTCATCCCTGCCAGCAAGATGGGCGCCGCAATGGCACGTTACGCGGGCGGTGCTCGTGGCTCTAGCGTCATCCCACAAAACGGCGACAGCATGGCAGCCGGTGGCAATGGTGGTAGCAGCACCTTTAAACTCGAAACCGTCGTAATCAACAATGTCGAGTACGCCACGGTGGATCAAGTCCGCGCCATGGGTCAACAAGCCGCACAACAAGGCGCACAGGGCGGCTTCACTAAATCCATGCGCACACTGCAGAATTCACGTAGCCAGCGCTCCAAACTCGGACTAAGCCGATGACTGTCGTAGCACTCACTAATTTCATCGAGATCAGCACACCTGCTGGTGTGATACAACACCGTTTTCAAAACAGCAAACCTGGTCAATCCATTAGTTACCGCAATGTTGACTATCCCTATTTGAGCTTCATCTACCAAGGCGCCGCTAAAAACCGCACCGGCGACAACTTGGAATCACAGCTTGTGCTGGCCGCCAATGCGATCAGCATGGGCTACGCCGTACAGGCGGTGCAAAACAACTACCAAGTGCGCGTTGATAGTTGCTCCATGAATCCAACTGATTTCAGCGTTGCTCGAACGCTTACCACCGAATTTTGGTTAGCGGCAAGCATGGCATATGACACGGAAACTGTTGAAGTGTTACTAAGTAGTGGCATCGACGCCGTTGGTGTCAATGTTCCGATCCGCGTACTAACGACTGCTTTGGTTGGGGCATTGCCGACCACTGCCGCGATTCAAAACCGGTGATCTCACCCCACAAATTACTTGGGATGCGATACCGCCTAGGTTCAAACCCCGAACAACACGGCACTGCCGACTGCTTGAGCTTGGCGCGAGCGGTTGTCCAGTATCACGGGTTTGCAGCACCCACACCGCAACGCGACTGGTACAGACGCTTACGCCGCCAGGATTACAGCATTTTCGAGGAAGAGCTGGCAAAATGGGGGGAGCTAACCGATCAGCCTAGAATCGGAGTAGTAGCCCTGTGTCAAAGCGATCAGGGCGGTTACGGTCTTGCTACTTTTTGGGAGGACGGGTTTTTAAGCTTTGTTGGCTCCGAAGTCAGCTGGAGCCCCTCGCAGGCACTGGCAGTAGTCGGTCTGTACGCGCCCAATCGCCTGCATGAGCTGTGTACGCATTGATGTATGCAGTCCTCGCCAGTTCTTCAGATTCGTAACATCCCAGTGCTTTGCCGCGAAACCAAGCCTGCCACGGCCTTGCCTTGGGGTACTGCCTTTTGTACACGCCTTTGACACCCTTTATATTCGCTTGCTGCTCCTGCAAAGAAGCGAGTCGAAGATTGTCCCAGCGATTATTGGATCTGTCCCCGTCTTTGTGATCCACAGTCGCCACTGGATCGTCACCCGTTTGAAGTTTCCAAATGACACGGTGTACGCCGTACTGCACACCGTCAACTTTTACACGAATGTATCCAGTGCGGTGAAGCGTTCCAGCTAAAGACCCTGGTTTGACGCTGCCCCGCGCGATCTTCCAGCGCAGGCTCACCCCGTCATAGGTAAACAGATCATTTAACCTAGACTGAGCTGGCAGCTGGTTCATCGCGTTGGCTTTTGACGACAGCATAGCAAGGGTACCCCAGTTTCGTAGGGTCGGAGGTGAGCTGGTCCCCCATAAGCGCCCTACGGGTCGCCGGGTGTTACTACCCGCAGAAGCGGAACTGTGTAATGCCATCGGTCTAAGCGAAGAGGAATACTGGTATTTTGTCGAGCTGACGGAAGCGTATAACGGCACTCGGGCAAAAGAGTATGAGCTAGTTCCAGACGTTGTTAATGACGCGGGGCTCACTGTTGCCATTATCAGTCTTGTTATTGGCCTGGCGTCAACAGCGGCAAGTTTCCTTCTTGCGCCAAAGCCGCGTGCGCCACAGACCACGCAACGCGACTCCGCACCAAACCTGCGCACGGGCGATCAGGCTGGTACGCGACGGTTTGCCCCGCTTGCAGCATTTGATTCTGTTCAGGAGCTGGCAAACATTGGTCAGATCATCCCGCTGATCTTTACGCGCAAGGGAGTGCGAGTTGCGGGCCAACTGCTGTGGTCCCAAATGTTGAGCTTTGGTACGGGCCAGCAGTTGCGAGCGATTGTGATGTTCGGCAACGGCATTGAGCAGGCTCCTGATTTTGAAGGTTACGCGATTGGCGACACGCTGCTTGAAAACTACACCCGCGCCAAGATCGCGCTGTACTTCAGGCGTGATGGTGGTCGATTCATCGAAACTGGAGATCGCTATCCAGAAGGAACCGCTGAAGTCCTCGACACCGCCGACGCTTTTAGCGTGTTCTGGGATCGCACCCAAGCCTACGAACCGTATTTTTCAGGCACCCGTACTCCTAGCACCCAGACACAGTTCGGAGCTTATGCTCCGATGCCAAACGGTAATGCCTACAAGGTTAATTACGAACTGGTCTTAAAACCAGATGATGCCGACGCCCAGATCCGGACCGAGATCGACATTAAGCGCGACAAGCTATCCACGCGGTTTCCGTGCCGAGCTGCTGTCGTTAGCGTTACATCGACTGGCGCGCTCTATCGCATTGCATCGGGTGAAGAGAATGTTGATGATTTCAGTCCGTGGAAGCTCGAAGACGTTAATTCAGCAGTTGAGTCAATTCGTATCAACGCCGATGAGGCTTGTTCAGTCGGAGATCTTTACATGATTGGCGAGCGCTTTGCAGTGGGTCAGTCGCTGAATACAACGCAAGCATGGGATACATCGGTAGAGAAAGACTTTACGCTTAAGTGGTCTGACGAAACTCCTTATACCGCATTTGTTGAGCCACCACGTGACGTTTTGGACAGAGTGCTGCCATATGAGAACACGATCATCCAACGAGCTGCTATTGCCGTCGTATCAAACAACAGGAGTTGTGATGTTACCGAGATCGGCATTAAGTCAACCGTCTGGAAGCAGATCAGCGGGTTCCCCAACATCAACAGCCAGCCATCCCCTGATGTGCTGACTGATTACGAAAACAAGAACGGCAACATCACTCTTGGCTCTATCAATAAATACGTTAAGCGGTTGAGCTTCTTCCGCCTATTTGTGCGACCGCTGGGCCAAGATGCTGCGTGGACTGACATCAACTACGGCACCTTGTTTTGTATAAAAGGCCAGACACCACAGCCCCAATACAACTACATCAGAATTTGTCATGCTCGTGGGCAGTATGAGTTCAAGCTGGCGCCTGTTCCTGGGACAGCGGCATATCGCTTCTTCACTGATCGGGATGTCTGGCTCCTGCGTCCTGGCACTCGCTTTTCCTACTCAACAGACAACTTCACGGTCGTCTTCAGCGGAGAACCCTATCGCCTGACAACGCAGGAGCAATGCAACAGGGAATGGATTCTGGGTGCCCCGCCACCCGACGGCACCGGAGCTGTTGTCGGCCTGGATCGTTATACAAATGGCATCGGTGTTCCCGTCTATCGGGATTGGGTGCTGATATTTACCAGGCTTGATGGCCGTAACTACGTCAACGGACAATGGACATCAGGCAGCACTACTGGCAGAACCGTAGGCTTTTTCGTAGACGGCAAGATCATTGGCAGCCAGCCTTACATCGACGGTGAGGTAGCTCCTTTGATCGTGAGCAGCGATGTTCAGTATCGTGCTACCAATCCTGTCCTGTCAACATCTACCTATCAGAACAACAAAGGCGGCACTATCCAATACACGAATTACAGGGCCTCAATTTCGCGTTACGAGCTGCAGGTAATAGACACATCAATCAGCAATCAAGTCGTAAACGCTAGCGGGGGCAGCGGTAGTGGGTTGCAATTTCGCGTTCAAACGTATGAGAACGGCGCTATCGCATGGAGCATCGAGAATCCGGGAACAGGATACCGGAGTGGCGATTCTGTAAGTATCCCGGCAGCAGGCCAAACTATCACTCTCACGCTGAGCACCGACGAACGGAATGTACTGATTGGAAACCAGAACCCATTTGATGCAATTACGGACTTCCCACTATATGACGCAGAGCGCACCAGCCACATGGATGGACCAGAGCACGAGGTTGTTTACGTCAATGAGCAGTTAGCCCAGTCTTCAATTCAGTATGACTATTTAGCGATTGCTGGACTCCGTATAAACAGCTCAAAAGAGTGGTCAAACTTTAGCTCGCTGTCTGCTTTTATTAAGTTGGGCACCCGTGTGGACCGCCTTCTTACATCCAGCTTTCAAGCAACCAACCTACTGCCCGAGATCGCCTATGCCCTTCTTACTGACCCCGTTATTGGCGCTGGTGTGTCTATCGGTGTCCAGCAGGTAGATAGGGACCGCATGACACTTGCGGCGCAGTTCTGCCAAGCAAATAACTTTACTTGGGATGGCGTCATTAGCGACCGCATCAACCTGAGAGAATGGATCTACGAGCAGGCTGGGTATTGTCTGCTGGACTTCACAATCCTTGGCGGTCGTTTCAGTTTGGTGCCATCAGTGCCATACACGACTGGTTATGCCATCGACCCCGAAGGCAAACCGGTGGTGAAAGCTCTGTTCACTGACGGCAACATTCGAAACATGAAGGTGGCTTGGTTGAGCCCTGAGGAGCGCCGCTTGTTCAAAGCCACTTGTCTGTGGCGGCAGGACAAGGATAACGGCTTCCCTGAAACCAAGGTCATCAGCGTTCGGTTAGCAGACTACGAAGGAGGCAGCGAGGGCGACCCGGAGGAAACCTTTGACATGAGCGGATGGTGCACGACGCAGGAACACCCGCTGACCTTTGCTCGTTATGCACTGAAGCTACGGCAATTAGTTGATCACAGCATCACGTTTGAAACAACACCCCAGGCTGCGATGAACTTGGCGCCAGGTGAATACTTCAGGCTGGTTTCCGAGGTAACGCACACCAGCCGCTTTAATAATGGCAGCATTTCTCCGGATGGTGTCATCCAAAGCCAAGATCTACTAAATGGCGACTATCCAATCCTCTTTTGGACCCCTGGAATGACGGCGGTTCAAAGCGGAACACTAACGGCTACAAATGGTCGCACCACGCAAACGGCTCTGTTCGGCACCGTATTTGCATTGAACAACACGACTACCACCAACCGGCTTTACAAGGTTGAAACGCTTTCCTACAGCGAGGAAGGTCTGGTCGAAGTTGCAGGAAGCTATACACCCCTTACGGATCGCGGAACGCTAGCCGTTTTAGACTGGGGGGACAATGAAATGTTTGTCATTGAGACCTACTGATGCCGCCTGGAGCTCACTTTGTTACCCCCAGCGGCTTCATTGTTGAAAGTTCCTAAGCTGACGTAAGCCAGCGCATAACCATGCCCGCTCTGTTCCCCGCTATACGACCAACAAGCCGCAGTTATCGTCCTGGCAAGTTTCCCCAAGTTGAATTTCGTGCGCTAAACGGCGCCACTACTATTATCCGCTATGGTCAAAAACCATTTGATTCGGAGCTTCGACTAACTTTCGCCAATATCACAGATGCCGAGGCCGCACAAATCGTAGATCACTACGAAGAGCGCATGGCGCTGTTTTCTAATGTGACATTTAGCGCTAGCAATGTTTTGGCAGGGCTCGGGTCAGCGTTATCCGACCAACTCGCAGAACTTGGCACAGGTCTCATCTGGCGCTACGCCGAGCCTCCACAGGTTGAAAGTGTCTACCCAGGCGTGAGCACAGTCACTTGTCAATTTACGGGCTACTTAGACGGTGCCTAGAATGAGGCCATCGGCATTGACGACTCATGGCTTTTTACAGCGGTCTTAGCGGGCAGCTTTACCTTGGCTCTACCAAGATTGGTAAAGTGCAAAACTGGTCACTTAATGTATCGCAGGCTGTATTGGAAACAACCTGCCTTGAGGACACTGATCGCACATTGATCAATGGTGTGCGGAGTGCGACTGGAGGATGTCGAGTGTTCTACCATTCTGATGGTACAGCTACTAACTTCATCAGCAATCTCATTAAGTCTGGCGGCACCAGTGCAGAAGACGGCGTAGCTGCACAGTCTGATGTTGTCACCTTCAAGCTGCATGTGGATAGCACCAAGTTTATTCAGGTTTACGCTTGGATCACTGGTGTAAGCATGAGCATGGCAGTCGGGGAAGTATTCGCCGTTGATGTTACTTTTGAAGTGACAGGTCAGGTCATCAGCTCAAGCCTCTGATGTCGATTTACCTTGGATATACCGGGTCAGTTGAGCTGAATCGGGATTCTACAGATGCACCGCTGGAGACCACACTAGATCCAAGCGATGTCAATGTATCGCGTCGTCGGTTTTCGGTTGATTTTCGCGCTAATGCGTTAATCACTGGAGACCGCGTTGAGATCGCAACTGTAGACGGATCAAATCTGCAGTTGGTAGATGGACACACCTATCCAGATGGTCAGTGGTATGTTCACCTAGACGCTGCAGGTGGTTTGCGACTTTATGATAGCTTCCAAGCATCACTCTCCGGAGCGCAAGACGATGCTGTCACATTGATTGCACCTAGCGCAGCGCAGGCTATTACGTTGCAAACTATAAATGATCGCTATAGATTTTTGGCGAAAATTAGAGATTTTGAGTTGACGACAACGAGAGACACTATTGACCTGACATCTCTTGGCAATGAATTCCGTAGTCAGTACGAACAAGGACTGATATCAGGACAAGGCACATTGAACTGTTTCTGGGAGAGTTCTATAACAACTGGGTGCGCTAATTATGCAGTAAACGTAGTTGAGTTCCCCTCGTATTTGGCTCGCCTTGTTATTCGCATCCAACAAGGTGCTGATTTTAATGGACGTTTCTTTATCTATGCTGGAACAACAGGAAGTTCCACCGAGAGCGTCTGGTACGAGGCAAAGTGCATTATTACCAATGTCGCCGTCTCTGTTTCAAGCGAAACTGCGATTGAAACCCGCATTGACTTCGTGACATCTGGCGACATCGTGCTGAAGCAAGGGCGATCACCTACTTACATCCTGCAAGAAGACAGCTCTTACCTGCTGCAGGAGGACAGTAGTCGCTTGCTTCAGGAGACCTAAACTGTGCCTAAGCGCTCTGCAATCTAGAGGAGTAAGACCTTGCCAGATCTTGAGATCTCAAATCTGCCAGTCCTTAGTGCGGCATCGCTGCAAGCCACGGATCCTGTCGCCATTGCTGACCTGTCGGCAGCCGAAACGAAAAAGATCACAGTTAAAGACCTGCTCGAGGGCGGCTTCGACCTGGTTGCTGACGCGACCATTCCGGCAGCAAAAATTGCAGGCAGCACCATTGGAGTGGGCAGCGTCGATACCGCTGAACTTGCCGATCTAGCAGTCACCACGGCAAAAATC